CCCGCCTGTCCGGCGCTCTGACCAGGCTCTACTCCGCCATTGCGCTGGAAGAGCCCGTGAAGCCCTGATGTGAGGGAATCAAAATGGCAAAATTTTATGGATCGGTCGGCTATGCTGAAACCGTAAAGACAGCTCCTGGCGTGCATGAGGAGAGGATCGTCGAGTACCCGTACTATGGCGATTTGACTCGGAATGCACGCCAGCTTCAGTCTTCGGAGACTCTCAACGACGACATCAACGTTGCAAATGAGATCAGCATAGTCGCCGATCCATTTGCCAGAGAGAATTTTCACCGAATGCGTTATGTCGTGTTTATGGGGGCGAAATGGAAGATCACCAAGGTGGAGGTCGGTTATCCACGGTTAATCTTGACGATTGGGGGCCTTTATCATGAGTCAAAGAAGAATTGAGCTCCAGGCAATTCTGGAGAATCTGCTTGGCTCTGAGAATGTGTACTTCCAACCGCCAGCGAATCTTGAGATGGAATATGACTGTATCCGATATTCCCGAATCAAGATCAAACCGAATTTCGCTAATAATCTTCCCTACCTCCTTCACGACTGCTATCAGGTGATTTCGATCACTAAAAATCCCGATAGCGATCTTCCTCATAAGATCGCATCTCTGCCGATGTGCTCTCACGATAGTCACTATACGGCAGAAAATCTGCACCATGACGTCTTCACACTCTATTACTAACAAGGAGGAAACTGCAATGAGTAAACTTCAGTGGGATAAGGTCGGCGAGCGTTTGTATGAAACTGGCGTTGACCGCTGCGTACTCTTTCTTATGGGAAAGAACGCCGCCTATGAGAAGGGCGTTCCTTGGAATGGTCTGACCGCATTCAACGAGAACCCTTCCGGGGGTGAAGCCAATCCCTTCTACGCCAACAACAAAAAGTACCTGAACATCATCGCTGCTGAGGATTTCGGCTTCGGCCTTGAGGCCTACACCTACCCCGATGAGTGGGCGTCCTGTGACGGTTCTGCCGAGATCGCCCCGGGCGTCACTGCTGGTCAGCAGACCCGCAAGGTCTTTGGCATTACCTGCCGTACTCTGATCGGCAACGATACTGAGGGTCAGGATCATGGCTATAAGCTCCATCTGGTCTATGGCGCGCAGGCGTCTCCCTCTCAGCGCAACCATGGAACTGTGAACGAGAGCCCCGAGCCTACCACTATGAGCTGGGATGCCACCACCACCCCCGTTGAGGTTCCCGGTTTCAAGCCTACGGCTCATCTGGTCATCGACTCTACCAAGACCTCTGCCGAGAAGATGGCCGCCCTGGAGGAGATTCTGTACGGCAAAGATCCCACGTCCGAGGGCGGCACCGACGGCACCGATTCTCGTCTGCCCCTGCCCGCCGAGATCATCGAGCTGATGAAAGATTCTGCGATTTCCGGCTAATCTTCGCCGCCGTACATCCATCCTGTAAGATCTATGCAATTTGTGAAGCGGGGCTCTCTTAACCGAGGGCTCCGCTTCCTTTTATTTTTGAAAGGAGAAAACTTACCATGCTGAAACTGACAAGGACTTACGTCGACTTCAATGATCTTTCCCGCACGGAAGATTTTTACTTCAACCTGACCCAAGCCGAGGTGACCGAGATGGAGCTTTCCGTTGACGGCGGCCTCGTCGAGATGATTAACCGCATCGTCGCCGCGAAGGACGGCAAGCAGATCATCGCCCTGTTCAAGGACATCGTTCTGCGCGCTTACGGCGAGAAGTCCCCTGATGGCAAGCGGTTCATCAAGACTCCGGAGATCCGGGACGCCTTCGCCCAGACTCAGGCCTATAGCGACCTGTTCATGGAACTGGCGACCGATGCGCAGAAGGCGGCCGAGTTCGTCAACGGTATCGTCCCCGCTCAGAAGCCCGCGGCCTCTGAGCCTCCTAAGGTTCCTGTTACCCCGCTTGGGAGTCAGGGCTGAGATAAGCGGGGCGACCGGAGATGCTGGAGATCGTAGTACCTGCGACACAGATAGGGGAGAAGTTCGACGAAGCAAAAAGCGAATTCATTCCCATCATGACAAAAGAGCAGACGCTAAAGCTGGAGCATTCTCTGGTCTCCCTTTCAAAATGGGAGGCAAAGTGGCGTAAGCCTTTCCTTTCCAAAGAGAAAAGGAGCGCAGAGGAGTCCATTGACTATGTTCGGTGTATGACCCTGACACAGAATGTGGACCCCAATGTCTATAAAGCGCTTACGCCAAAGCTTCTCGCCGAGGTGTCTGCCTATATTGATGCATCTATGACTGCCACCACTTTCCCTAAGCGGGGGAATAGGGCCACAAGCAGCGAGTACATCACATCGGAGATCATCTATTATTGGATGGTCTCGTATCAAATTCCCTTCGAGTGTCAGAAATGGCATCTGAGTCGTCTTCTTACCCTCATTAACGTCTGCAATGTGAAGAATGCACCGCAGAAGAAGATGAGTCGGCAGGAAATCATGGCTCGAAATCGTGCCCTTAACGCCGCTCGAAGAAAGAAACTGAATACGAGAGGGTGATAAGGATGCCTCTGATCGGAACAACGAATGAGGAAAAGATTTGGAATTACCTGAAGTCAAAAGGTCTTTCCGATTGCGGCGTCGCCGGGCTCATGGGTAATCTTTATGCCGAGTCTGGCTTGCGCCCGAATAATCTCCAGAACACTTATGAAGGAAAGTTGGGCATGGCCGATGCCGAGTACACCGAATTGGTGGATAAAGGCTCTTACAAGAACTTCGGTAATGACCGAGCAGGCTACGGCCTTGCTCAGTGGACATATCCGACACGCAAAGCCGCTTTACTCACCTATGCAAAGAATTGCGGCAAATCTATCGGTGATTTGGAGATGCAGCTTGAGTTCTTGCTGAAGGAACTGACCAGCTATGGTCTCTTTAACAAACTCAAAACCGTATCGACCGTACTTGAAGCCTCCAATATCATTTTGCTGGAGTTTGAAAAGCCGGCAAGTATGAACACGGCTGCAACACAGGCCAAGAGGGCCGAGTACGGTCAAAAGTATTTCGATAAGTATGTCCAGAAAGGAAGTGCCGACCATATGGCAAAATTGACCCCGAATACCACCTACACCGTAAACGGTGTGAAAATCAGCGAGAAGATCATTCCGGACGGCACTCGCTGGCAGGACACTACCAAAGCTAAGAAGGCTGGTTTCTCCGCTGGCGCTTTGTACAAGAGCCAGAAGAAATTGAGCGGCACCGGTCATGGGAAGAGTGTAACTATTCACAATACCAATGACCTTCCCAATGTTCACGATGATGGCGAGCAGTATACCAGAGCAACATTCAACCAGAACATGAACAGCAGCCGGGTTCATTTCTTTGTTGATGATACCGGTGGCTGGCAGAACCTGAAGGCGGGAACCGGGATGGTCCCGTCTGATCCCGTTGGAGCTGCTGAGGTTTCATGGCACTCTGGAGATGGCTCTGTGGCTGATGGCGGCAACATGACGAGCCTGAGCATCGAAATCATCATGAATGAGTCTCCGGAGCATGACAAGATCGCCAGGGACAATGGTGCCAGACTGGCCGCATGGCTGCTCTGGAAGAATGGTCTCACAATCGATAAACTCGTTACCCACACCTATTGGGTAAATAAGTCGGCCGGTAAAAAGTTTGCTGATGTGGACGAACAGTGCTGCAATCCGATCTCCGGCAAGAAATGGTGCCCGACATACATCTTCGGCAGCAGCAATAAGACCTCCGCTATGAAGAACTGGAAGGCATTCAAAGCACTTGTTAAGAGCTACCTGGATGCCCTCAATGGCGGAGCAGCTTCCGTAACTACCACAAAGCCAGAAAACACCCCTTCTCAGGCTTCTGCTTTTGTACCGAGACTGACTCGACCTGAAGCAGGAAACAAATATTACATCACAAAGGCCTCTGGTGGCTATTCGTCTGCTGTTAAGGGAAGTCCGACTGATGCCCTCTGCGATGTGCTTGCAAACTGTGTAGGCTATGCCTACGGCAGGTTCAACGAAATCGTTGGTGAAGGCGCCTGTAAGTATTTGAGCCCTGTGAATGCTGAGAATTTCATTCAGTACAAGGGCGAACTGGAAGTCGGAACCGAGCCCCGCTTGGGTGCATGTATGGTCTGGCAGAAAGGATCTACTTTGAAGGGAACCGATGGCGCCGGTCATGTCGCTATCGTTGAGAAGGTCATCAGCGCTACAGAAGTTGTTACTTCTGAAAGCGGATGGAAAGCTTCTAAACCTTTCTGGACTCAAACTCGGAAAAAGGGAACAGGTAATTGGGGCCAGGGGACTGGGTATAAGTTCCTTGGCTTTATTTATAACCCGGCAAAGTGTTGCCAAGGGACTGCCCCCGTTTCCAAACCGACAACAACACCCGCCACAACAATGAAGAAAGCGACAGAGGCTGCTAAGTCTTTGAAGAAATCTTTGGCTGGAACCTATGTCGTAACCGCTGAAAGCGGTCTTCATCTTCGAGCCGGAGCCGGAACCAACAAGGCCAGCATGATCCTCCTCCCCAAAGGGACAAAAGTGCAGAACTATGGCTATTACACTGAAATCAACGGTGTTGCATGGCTCTACATTCAGGTTACCTATCGTGGTGTTAGATACACAGGATTCAGTTCAGGAGCGTATCTGAGCAAAACGTAAAGGAGCAACTCTATGATTACGTTCAGACAAAAGGGCGACTTCTCCAACCTGACCAAATTCTTAGAAAGAGCAAAAGAGGTTGTGCACCTCGGTGATCTCGATAAGTACGGTCGCGCTGGAGTGGCCGCCCTTGCGTCTGCGACGCCTGTTGATTCCGGATTGACGGCGAGTTCGTGGTCTTACGAGATTACAAACAAGAATGGGACGGCGACGATTTCATTCCGCAACTCTAACATTCAAAATGGAGTTCCTATTGCTATCATTCTGCAATATGGACACGCCACAGGGACAGGCGGCTGGGTAGAAGGGCGCGATTACATCAACCCCGCTATCCAGCCTATTTTTGACCAAATTGCAAATGACGCATGGAAGGAGGTTGAACGGTTATGAGCAGGACAATCGATGAGAGAGTCGTAGAAATGCGATTTGACAACAAGCAGTTTGAATCCGGTGTACAAACGAGTTTGTCGACCTTGGATAAGTTGAAAAAGGGCTTGGATCTGGACGGGGCCGCTAAGGGTTTCGATCAGCTGAGCGCGGCTGCCAAGAAGTGCGATATGTCCGCAATCGGGCGCTCTGTCGAGACTGTTCAAGCGAAATTCTCGGCATTTGAAGTCGTAGCTATGACTGCTCTCTCCAACATCACCAATTCCGCGGTGAATGCTGGTAAGCGTCTCCTCTCTTCCCTAACTATCGAGCCAATCTCTACAGGTTTTAATGAGTACGAACTTAAGATGGGCTCTATTCAGACCATCATGGCGAGTACCGGTGAAAGCCTGGACAAGGTCAATCAGAAATTGGACGAGCTGAACAAGTATTCGGATCGCACAATCTATTCATTCTCTGACATGACCACGAACATCGGTAAGTTTACTAATGCCGGTGTTAAATTGGACGATGCTGTTGCCGCAATTCAGGGCGTCAGCAATGTGGCTGCTGTATCTGGTGCAAATGCTAACGAAGCATCCCGGGCAATGTATAACTTCGCTCAGGCGTTGTCGGCTGGCTACGTTAAGCTGATTGACTGGAAATCCATTGAGAACGCCAATATGGCCACGGTGGAGTTCAAGACGCAACTTTTGGAGTCTGCTGTTGCTGCTGGTACATTAACAAAGACTGCTGATGGCATGTATAAGACTTTGGCGAAGGGGACTGTCATCGACGCGACTCATTTGTTCAACGACAGTCTTCAGGAGCAGTGGATGACCACG